ACAACAATATGTCTCCTGAAACATTTGCAAAAATAGCGAAAGCGAGAGTTGACGAAGCGATTAAAAAGAATACCGCAAAGGGAATTAAAGAAACCACAAGACAACCATCCGCTGATACAAATGGCGAAACAGACGGATTTACAATTGGAATGACACAAGAACAGTTTGATAAATTGAGTTACAATGAAAGAGTTGAACTGTTTAATTCAGACCGAGAAACTTATAATAAATTTAATTCAAAGGAGTAAAAAATCATGGCAGTTACTAAAATTGAAAATCTTATCAACCCCGAAGTTATGGCAGATATGATTTCCGCCAAGCTACCGTCCGCAATTGCGGTTACACCTTTTGCAAGAGTTGATACTACTCTTGAGGGCAGAGCAGGAAATACTATCACCGTACCCAAGTATTCTTACATTGGAGATGCTGTTGATGTTGCCGAGGGAGAAGATGTTACACCCGTTGTTATGTCGGCAACCGATGTAGATTACAAAATTAAAAAGGCAATGCAGGCTGTAACACTTACTGACGAAGCTGTACTTTCGGGTTATGGCAATCCGGTAGGCGAAGCTAATAAACAGTTGGTACTTGCAATAGCGAGTAAAATTGACGGTGATGCTATTGCTGTACTTAATACCGCAAGCCAAACTTATGACGGTTCAGAGGGGATCATTGAGTATGATGGCGTTGTGAAAGCTATTGATGTATTCAATGAGGAACTTAACACCGAAAAAGTTATGTTTGTAAATCCGAAACAGGTATCACAGTTGCGCCTTGACCCGAACTTTATTTCGGGCGATAAATATACCGGTGAGGTTGTAATGACTGGCGAAATTGGTATGATTGCAAATGCTCATATCGTACCTACGCGCAGAGTTAAGGAAGAAAGCGGGAAATATAAAAATCCCATTGTTAAGATTGAGACAGATGCACGTACAGAGGATGAGCTTCCTGCACTTACTATCTATACAAAGAGAGCGGTAAATGTTGAGACTGAACGTCATTCTCTTAGCAGAACAACCGATATTTCCGTTGATGAGTTTTATGTTGCGGCACTTACCAACGACAGCAAGGTTGTAGTTGCTACATTCGCCGCTAATTAAGCACAAAAAATGAATGGAGAGTGACAACATGGCAGTAGATGATTTGATAAATAACATGAAAGCCGATTTCAAGTCAAAATACAATTATTTGACGGATGATCAGGTTGAAGATTTATATAAAACTTCTTTGAACCTTTACTTGTCACTCTCTTTTCCGCTTGACCGCAGTATTGTTTCAATGCCTGAAGAATACGCAAGAGATATTAGCATTGTTCGCATGATAATGACCGAAACATTAGAACGTGATGGCTTTTCAAGCGCAACGGCATATTCTGAAAACGGAATGTCATTTACTTTTGATAACGCGCATATTTCAAAGCAGATACTTTCCTTGATAACGCCAAAATCAAAGGTTGTGAGTAAAAATGGAAGCTGAACGATCAATATGGATTTGCAAAAAATTATTAGAGGATAAAGACGGAGAAATATCATATAGCGCACCAGTTAAATATTCGCTTAACTTTAATTACCTCACAATAAGTCCTGCGAGCGGTTATCTTGCTACACTACAATATGGTGAAAAAATAGGTAAGGCGTGGAATATCAAAGCAAAAAAATCCGTGTTTGAGCGCGTATTTGCAGAGGGTGACTTGCTTTACATTGACGGTAACACCCCACTCGTTGATGATGAAAACTATGTCAATGGTTTAGGTGCAAACGCTATTGTCACTTCCGTATTGCCTTATCTCGTATCAATTAGTATTACTGTGGAGAAAATACAGCCGTGAGCATTGATATAACTGGCTTTAATAGCTTTAGAAACAAAATACAACGGCTTAACAGTCTCAGTACAGACGATATCGCAATGGCAATAGCTAAAAAAGGGCGAGATTTAGCGGAAGAATATTATGCGAGCGCAAATGTTACAGTATCTGTCGAAAGTAATGGAAATCACGCAAGCGTTATAGCAAGTGGCGATGAACATTTGCTATATCTTGAATACGGAACCGGCATTGTCGGCGAAGCAAGTACAGAGAGGGGAGAACCGCCAAACAGACCGTTTGATTTTTTCAGTAGAAATCAAATCATACATCTTGATACATGGACTTATAACTACTGGAAAAAGTTACACCCCGAAGCTGACGATTGGATAGGCTTTGCGCCGAGGGCTGGAATGTGGAAATCGGCAAGAGATTTAAGGCAAGGAAAGGCAAAAGAAGCGGTCATAGAACTTATAAACAGAGAGGACTGATTTAATTGTTGTTTGATGAAATAAGAGATTATATTCATAAGATGTTATCGGAAGATGGAGATTTGAACGGTGATATTAAGGTCAAACAACAATACAAATATGGAAAAGAAAGTCAGCCACCCGAAGTTTTAGTTGAGTTTATAGATGATACCGAAAATCCCCAAGGCACAACATTTGAGGGTGAAAAAGTATCAACAGTGTTATTGCAAATTATTGTAATGACAAATTCAATGTTTATTGGCAGTAAAAAATATAATGCTCAAAAATCTTGCATGATATTAAGCAATAAGATTGCGGAATATTTTGACAAGTCAGTTATAAAAGAAAACATACCACAAATTTTAAACGCAAGGCGAACACAAAAAAGTCCACCATTTCCGTATGAGTTAGGTACGGTTGCTTATTATGGAATATTAAGATTTGAACTTACCGTATCAAAATAAATAATTAAGGAGATAATAACATGGGAATTGCACTATCTACCATAGGAATAAAGGTGTCTTATGCGGTAGAAACCGAAATTGGCACAAGACCGACAAGCGGTTATAAACACATACCTGATTTAAAGAGTATGCCGTCTACAAATCCGTCACCGAACACATCAGACGCTTCTACTTTCGACAATATCCAGTATACAAGCTACGTCAGGCTTTTAAAAGATCTTGGCGGTGCATTGGAAATTTCTGCAAACTTAACGCAAGAATTATTCGATACTTGGGATGAAATGTGCGACCAGTACGATGCATCAATTAAGGAAGGTAAAAGGATGTGGTTCTGCTTTGACATTCCCGGCTTTAATAAATCAGCGTTTTTAACTGTAGAGCCGTCAAGAATGGGAATCCCCGAAGCAAGCGCAAATTCTTTGCTTGAAACTACATTGTACATCACTCCCACCGGAGAGCCGCAGTTTGAAGCTGACCCGACTTACGAAGAATAATATTTTTAAAATATAATTATAATCGAGGTATTAAATAATGAAAAAAATCACAATAAATAGCAAGGACTACAAGATTAAGAATGTGGACTTTAACGCAATTTGCGAATTGGAAGATTTAGGGCTTTCAATATCGGATTTGAAAAAAAGAAGTCTATCGACTATAAGAGCATTAGTGGCTTTTTATGGAGAAATGGATATTGATACAGCAGGGCAAGAAATAATGGAACACTTAAAGAAAGGCGGTTCTATGAAAGACTTTGCACCGCTTATCGATTCATTAGTTGATAGTGATTTTTTTCAAGCAATGCGACAGTCGAGCGAAAAGACGGAAAATGCAGAGAGCGAGAGCAAGGCATAACCGTAAAAAAACAAAAAACTGTTAAGGAGTATGGGAGTATCAAAGAGTGGATAAATCACGAATGGTTACTCCCATATTTGGCAATAGGCGGCTGTCGCGCAGACTTTTGGGGTCTTACGCCCAAAACAATACAAATTGATTTTGAAGCTTATAGATTGAGGAAACAAAGAGAAGCACAAGACCGTTGGGAAATTGGCGCATATGTTAAATGTGCCTTAAAATCAACTATCTTGGTTGCTACGCTTGCTGAAAAGAGTACGGTTAATAAAATACCTGACTTTCCTAAAATGCCGTTTGAACCGCAAAAGAACGAAGATTACGGAAATATGACGGAAGAACAATTAAAAGCCGAAAGATTAAAAGCGTGGATATTCTTTAAATCTATGCGTAAAAATAAGCAATAAGGTGGTGATTTTTTTGGCAAACGAGAGTGTAGATAACATAAGCCTTAGTATTGAAGTTAATGATAATGCGCAAGGCAAATTACAATCTTTAAACGAAACATTAGATGTATTTCAAAATACCCTTGAATACACAATCGAAAGCTTAAAAGAGTTTGAAAATACATTCTCGGCACTATCAAATATTGCAAATATCGAAATAAATGTAAACACGCAAGAATTAGATAATGCAATATCGAGAGCAAATGAACTCAGCGAAACATTAGAGCGAGTACCCACAAACGATGGAGATAATGCAAATTTAGATACTTTGCTTGAAAGAATAGAAGAATTAGAAGATGAAGTAGACAGATTAAATGACCGTAGTAGAAGAACATTTAATAATTTTGGCAGAAGTGCGAACACCGCCAATAATGCTTTATCTAAACTATTCAAAGCAATCAAAAGAATTGCTTTATATCGTGCTATCCGTACCGTATTAAACCAAATACAACAAGGGTTTAAAGAGGGCGCAAATAATGCTTATCAATACAGCAAGGCAATCGGCGGTGAATTTGCCGCAAATATGGATAAGCTTGCCACAAGCTCTCAATACTTAAAAAATGGTTTAGGAGCTTTATCAAGTGAATTATTAGGCGATTTTACACCCGTATTGATAAAGATTGCTGATAAATTGGCGGTTGTAAGCAATGCTATTGCGAGATTTTTCGCCGCATTACAAGGCAAAAAAACTGTAATACAAGCGGTTAAAGCTTTTAAAGAATATGCGTCTGCGACCGACAAAGCGACAAAGGCTAATAAAGGCGCATTGGCGAGTTTTGACGAAATAAATAATATTACAACGAGCAGCACAAGCGATTCCAGCACAAGCGGGCAAGACTATTCTAAAATGTTTGAAACCGTAGAACTCGATGCTCAAAATGATAAGTTGGTGGCTTTTGCGAACAAAATAAGAGAATTAACAAAAGACCTAACCCCATTGCAAAAAGCATTATTAGTGGTTGGAATAGCATTATCAAGTTGGCTTATTATAAAAACGATAACTAATTTGTTCACTAAAGCAAAAAATCCTATAAAAACGGTGTCAACGGGATTTAGTAATTTTTTGAGCAGTCTTGGGAAAGCTACCGAAGCGATCGCAATTTTAGGAGGTTTGGCGTTAGTTATCTCATCAATAACCAATTTGATAAACGCATTTTCCGAAAGTGGATTGACGCTTGGAGAAGTTGCGGGGTTACTCGGAATAGTTTTAGGCGAGGTTACTGTTGCATTTGCCGCTTTGATGGCAGTAATGAAGTTTTTAGAGCCGTCTTGGAAAAGCATTGCGGCGGCGGTTGTTATATTTATAGGTTTAAATGCAGTTATAAAATCTTTAACCTCTCTTATAGATGCACTTGGCAAAAGCGGTTTAAGTGTTAATCAAATGTTTGGAGATATGACCGCTATTTTAATACCGGTCGTTGGAATTATTACAGCGCTTACAGTGGCAGCTATGATTTTGGCAACCAACCCCCTTGCATTAGTAGGTGTTTTAGCTGTTGCGGCTTCTTTGAGTTTGGTATTAGTGGCATTGGGTAAAGCTATACCGCCTATCATAGATAGTATGACTAAATTTGCGTCTGCCGTTGCGCCTTATGTTATCCAAATGATAAATATTATCGTAAATGCAATAAAATCTATTCCTGACTTTATAACAAGATTAGGAAATTCAATAAATAACTTTGTAGACAGTGTAATAAAAGCTGTAACTAAACTTGTTAATTTTATAGTAAGCGCAATAGAATATTTAATAAATATAACGATAATAAAAGGCGTAAACGGAATAATCAAATCTATAAACAGCGTTTCAAAATATGTTGGAATAACAATACCGTTAGTTGCTGATGTTAGTTTTAAAAGATTCAATCCAAAGCTTTATGAAAACGGCGGTTTCCCTGATTATGGCGAAATGTTTATAGCGAGAGAGAATGGCGCTGAACTGGTAGGAACTATCGGTGGCAGAACTGCGGTTGTCAACAACGATCAAATTGTTAGCGCTGTGAGCGCGGGTGTATATAGTGCAGTTGTAGACGCTATGAGCAAAACAAACGGTAATAGTGGCGATACCGTAGTCACCATTGATGGCAGAGAAGTATTTAGAGCGGTAAGAAATCAAAATAATAATTACCGTAGGCAAACTGGCACAAGCGCATTTTAAAGTTAAGGAGTAGAGACATAATGTTTGATAAATATTTTGTAAAAGTTGTTAGAGCGAGTGATAATGCGGTAATACCTATCCCGAATAAGTATATATCATTGACGAGCTATGTCTCTACTCCGCATCAAAGGCAAGACTTAGATAGCTATCAAGATAATTTAGGAAAGTTACATAGAAATACATTACAGCATACACGATCTAAATTGGAATGGAGTACACCACCGCTCACCGAACGTGAAATAAAAGACTTGCAGGATATAATCGAAAGTGCTATAATAAACGCAAAAGAACGCAAGGGTAGGGTAATTCACTACTGCTTTGATACGCACACTTATGAAAATGGCGAGTTTTATATGCCCGATATGTCATTTACGCCATTGCTTATCGAGCCGAATGGTGAAGTGCTTTTAGATAAGGTGCGTTTGGCGTTTATCGAGTATTAAACAAGGCGGTGCAATAGTTGTTACAACAAATTACAGATAGAGGTAGACAGCTATTTGCTGAGGATAGTGTCCGCAAACAGTTACTTGTCTACGTTTATGATAGTACAGAAAATATAAACGGCAATTTGGAAACGATTCTTAATGACGAAAACATCATAAGCGAAAGCATGAAATTTAGCGAGGGCATACTCGATAACGATAAATTAGAGTTTGGCAGTTATTTCTCAAAACAAATATCATTTGAGCGCATATATGATAATGTTTCGTATAAAAACAAACGGTGTGTATGTATTTTGCAAGTATATGACAATGACGGAACTGTAACGGATCATATTGTATTGTTAGTTGGCAGAATATATTCTGATAAAATATCCGATGACGGATTCAAATCAACGGTTACGGCATACGATTCGTTATATTATGTGCAAAATATAGACTTAAACCAAAAGGGCTATATTCGTCGTGAAAAGAAAAGTGCGTGGGAACATATTTTTGATACACTATCCGATTATGAGCTGAATATTGTACCGGATGTGTTTCTTCACGGTCAGAGTTTAGGGGCTTTAGATGAAAATGTTGCAAAAGTATTTCCAAACGCTACCGAAGAAATTGATTTTACTAATCTGCCCGATGAAAAGTATTTAGTAAAAGACTTTTTAAAAGATAGCGGCGAGTTTTTAGGTGCTGTTATTCAAGCGCCTACAACATATAGAGTGAAATCGGTATTTGATGGTGATGGTATGTCCACATGGGATTTTACCATTGCCATTGACTATAAACGTATTGATACACTATATGAAACAGTATTCCCGAACGATAAAATATATCCAAGCAATACTATTTATCCCGGATTTATTTCACTCCCATATACATACGAATTGCCATATTATATAGATTTTCATTATGAGGGCGAAGATATAATCCCTTATAATGCAATAACTATTTATAAGGAAAATTCTGTAATAGGCAGTGCTGATTCCCAAAATGAAAATAAAGTTGAATATGTAATAAACGATAACAAATTCTTTACGTTTTGTCCGAGAACCGCAGATATTTTAAAAGATCATTTAGAACAAATTGCTGTGGAATACGCACTAACCACAATAGACATTCCGTATTTGCCATTTTTGCAATCGAGTGATAACTTATTTGTTCATACCGGCACTGCAAAAGGAGCAGTTTTAATTCCTATTTTAAAAATTGAAGTCAACGGTATAAATTCAATGAGAGCCAAAATTGAGTGTTTGGCGAATACAATTTAAGGAGAAAAAATATATGAGCGTTTCGTACAATCGCACAAATTGGAAAGACTATCCCAGTCAGGACACACCAATTACCGCTGATAGATTAAATAAT